TCGTCGGCAGCGTCAGATGTGTATAAGAGACAGTAGTATGATAGATATCATTTGTCACCGTTTGATATACAATTCTTGGAAATATCTGCAAACTATCAAGTTTCGGACGATACCCGCTCACCCATGCCCGATAAAGGCTATCTTCGTAATAAGCCTGCTCACGATGTACAACAGTGTCACCGATGCGCATAGTATCTGTTAACTGGAAGACTAACAGAGGCGCCATAGGTGGCGATATAAGCAATGTTTCAACCTTTACAACAGTCTTTACCTTTGTCTCGGTATGTATTTCTACCGGGAGAGGCTCATGCGGGCGGAACCAAGCAACCATACAAGCCACCGCCAGCAATATGACTAATATCCAAGACAGCTTCTTCATAAGCTCAGATATTTAACGATACCATCAATATGTATCTGCGTAACCGTCTGTTTACCTTCTTGGGACAAAAGGTATTCTACATCTTCCTTGTTATCCTGAAAGAAATTCTCAGTGAGCACAGCCGGACAATTCGTGTCCCGGCAAATGGCAAGGTTCTGCTGCCAATACAATTGGTTGGGCATTGGTTTACGGACGGGAACTGGAATACATTCTGCTATTTGTCCCAGGCATTCAGCTAACCTGTTACTATTACTTGAAGCATTATTCGATACAAACACACTCCATCCCTTTGCGTTCATCCAATTAGTACCGGAACCGGCCGCATTGCAATGGATAGAAACAAGTATAGCTTTTTTTCCTGTCTCTTTATAGATGTCATTCGCCCGCCTGCATCGTTCAGATAAAGGAGCGTCCGTATCTTCTTTCACGATCCGTTCAGCATCAACACCTTTTTTACGTAAGCCGAAAATAACCATATCGGCAATTTCTCTTGTATAGGCCCACTCTCTCAATCTTCCGTCCGGTGAGCGCTTGCCCGGAGTATTTTCCCCGTGACCGTTGTCAATCAATACTTTCATTTCTTTTCCTCCTTACTTTTATTCATATATTCCACTACCGCCTGTGCTATCTCTGCCGGGTCAGCCTTGTGCTTCGCTATCTCGGTAGCCAATGCAGCTACTTGTTTCATCTCTTTGCGTTCCTTCTCATCTGCTTTCTCATAGATGGATTTAACCTCTATGGCTGCCACACCGAAAGCTCCCAGCAAAGTAATAAACGGGAAAATAGGTATATGGTAATCATAGTAATTATCCAGATACCAGACACCAGCCATCTGCATACAATCAACTACGACCAACGCAAGCAAAGCATTGTAATATCTCGCAACCTTATTCACTGTACGTTTCCATCCGTCGCTCGAAATCTTCTCACTACGTTGTTTGGCTTTTCTGATTCCAGCCCATAAATCGAAAGCTATAAAGAAAAGCGGCGTCAACAGGATACCGAAAAGCATCCAGGCCACAATAAATAATTCATCTATTCCTTTCATTCTACACTCTATTTTAAATTATTAATACTACCTTTGTAAGCAAATTGGTCTTTAAGGCCATATAGTGTTTATCCCGCCCAGCCAGTGATGGTAGGACGGGATTTTTAGAAATCTTTTAATTCATAAACTAACCCTTCATAATTTTGAAGTTTATCTACTAAGCTATACACACAATTTCGGATTTCAGCCTTAGCTCTTTGGGCATCCTGATCTGAATTTATAGCAACCTCTTTTATTGGTGACAATACCGAAACAGGATACAGAAGTTCATCTGAAATATGGCTGCAAATATCTTCAAAGCCGGATACAGAAGAACTGAAACCTTTCTCTGAGAGTGTTACTTCAAACTCTCTAATCTTAGCTTTGACCTCTTCACCTCTCATTAATACCGTAAGATTAAAGCCTACCGGACTACCTTCAATGCAGTCATTAAAGACTTCATGTGTCGGATTCTCTTGCATTAACTTGTACAATGCTTCACCTCCACAATTGGCTTCAACTTTAAATTTGTAGCCCAACTTTTCTATAAGGAAAATAAATGTTTTCATATTTTTTCAATATCTATAATATTCAAAGGAACATAAATGTAAGAACCCGAAGAAGCGACTCCCCAAAGAATACTGAAACCATCTTCCCCGACTTCTACGGTTTGTTCTAACCACTGGGTCAAATTATTTTTAGGATTAAAGTCCGTAGGTAGTAAAAAATCTGTTTCTACACTATCCACAGATACTTTCCATTTAGAACGTTCAGCACCTGAATTAGCCTGTATCGTAGAACAGAATAACCTAATTTTATAAGTTCCGGCGGAAAGACCTTCCATCTTAAATTCCCTATACTTTTCAGAATTACCTCCTGTACAGATGTTGTGTTCTAAAACCTCGTCAGGATATATACCGCTATTGTTCCCAGTAGAAGCACCTTTCTGTGATTCCATCATGTAACTCGTACCTTCTGAATCTACCTTAGTAATAGTTCCTAATTGTTGCCCTGTTGTAGTATAGAGATTTCTAACTATACTTTGAGTTTGAAGTGCTACTTTAACCAATTGGTTTGTCTCATCGTATAGCTCTCCCACACCACCTAATACGTTGAACGTCCATCCAATTGAAATAACAATTTTTTCACTGGGTTCTACAATAGTAATACTACTATGTTTAATCTCAGTTAGATTTCCTTCCGCATCCTGTAACTGTCCATACACCGTTTTTGAACCAATAGAAGTAAATGTGTAATTAACACTATCAGAGTAATCCACCCACTCAACACCTGTAAGGTCGGCTACTTCACCCAACCTATATTTGGTAGGAGCAAATGAACCCGCATAAGTAAAGGTTACAGGAATGATTAATGAAGTTGAAGTAATTTTGCCCCCATTTAAAATCAGAGCTTCCAACGTTAACGGAGTACTTACATATTCAATGGTAGCTGACTTAGTATCACTTATAGCTTGACCTTTACTAATTTGCGCATAAACAGTCTTTTGCCCAAATCCATCAGACAGGGTAAATTCAACCGTATTTCCTTCCGGTATGTTCTGCCAAGTAGCTGATGATAAATCTGTACTCTCACCAATTCGATAGCGAGTAGCTGCCCCTGTATAATTAAGTAGAACACTGACATCGCGTTCTTGGGTTGAAGAGTTTCCACTATTCATTGAAATGGAAAGTAATTCTACGGACTCATCATCAACAGCATCCGATTTATATTTACCCATATAAGGTCCAATGGGACATACTGTATTATACCAATTCAAATATCCTCTATAATCGAAACTGAAGGTAGTACCAAGACCTGCACTTATCAGAGAACTATCAAAAGCAATACAATAATCTCCACTTACGTAGTCTGCAATTTTTAAATCAATAACTTTCTGATACAAATCAGAGTAAAGAAAAACCTCATTATTGACAGCTTGAGACTCCCAGACAGCAAGTGTCTCCGGTGTCATGTTTCCAAACAATTGACCGTTATTAGCTATAATATTGTCATACATGTGCACACCTCTTATCTGTACGGTGTTACGTCCGTTAGCTGTCATTCCAGGCGTAGAAATTACATTGTTATGAAATACAATCTGTAAGTCATTATTTATAACTCCATTTCCTGCGGGAGCGTTAGTCGGATTCTGTTCGGGCGTATCGTAGGAAAATAAAAATTGTACCCCCATTCCGTACTTTGATTGTGCCACATTATTGAATATCTCAATATTACCGATTGGACCTACTTGCAAGTTTGCTCCATGACTATCAAGCAGAAAATTATTATAGCATTTACCTGAAAAGCTCTGAATGGATAGTCCACTTGTTTGAGCTGACTCATTTTTATAGGCACAATCATACAACCTATTGTAACACACTTCACCTACTGAATTGGATATCTGTACACCGTCATAGCCTGTATGTTCAGTATTATTTCGATAAAATCGGAAATTTGTCAGATAATGGGCTTTCTTTGTATATGAGTATCCTTTGATATAAGTTACGTCTTCACCTTTCAAATTTTTAAATGTAACAGTTTCGCCTGTATAAACAACTGTTGATTTTTCGGGAGTATAATAGCCTATATACCAACCCTCACTATCGGTATCATGCACATACATGTGATGCAGCCAAAGATTATTTAGCTCAAAATTTTCATTCCAGTACCAAGGATTAGAAGCTGTCGGATCGGTTTTTATAGATATACCCGCAAAACTACAAGCGAGTATCTCAAGTTCAAAAGCTTCAAAGTATTTACTTCCGTCCGGAACTTGCAAATGAATAACCGGCCATGTAATCTTATGGTCGGGATTACGATCTAATTTAATACCCTTAGAAAGATTGTAATATCCTCTTCCATCTAATACGACATGCCACATGGAAACAAAGCATATAGTATTCCAACTTGTACCATAAAGTGCCAATGGCGTGTTCTGGTCAATAGTTACCACCAACGGATTATTCTCAGAAAATTGCGGGGAAGGGCTTTGCTGCGGATTACCCTTAATCTCCGTATTAGCCAACCTCAAACGTGAAGTACCGTTTTCCACAGCTTTCTTTAATACAAGGGTATAGGCATCATAACCGGATGGAAGGCTATCAAGATTGATATCTTTATAATAGTTTGTGTCCGGAATAGTAAAAACCATATAGCAATCGTTTACCCCGGTTTCATAAACATCAATCTTTGCATCGGGATATCCGTCAGATACAATGCTCATTTTCGGTTCCTGTCCTTCCGATGGTTTAGCAGCCAAACGAGGAGTTATTGTAATCAGTTTATTAATGCGCTTACTGATAGTCTTCTGAGTACCTGTATCATAATACCGTGTTTCCACATCATAGATTCCTCGGGATGGAATATTTATTTCCGTAGAAGTCAGTAACCCACCTGTAAGAGTGAAATCAGTTTGTGTACGATGAGCAATAACATCCTCAGGAACACCGCTATCTCCGTTTTCTTTCAGAATAAACACTTCAAGCGTATGCTCACGTGATAAATCATAACCATTATCCGACATTATATTTATCGTGAAATTCTGGTCTGTACGGCTTATTTCTGAGGACACACCGACATCGTGATAAGGAAGTATCTGATTCTGCATTGCATACAGGTAACGTACTAATACAGTGGAAAACAATTCTTCCGCATTACGATAATTTACCGCCCGTACCTCTTGCCTTAAATCGCCCTCAGTACTCACGGGAACTGTTACCGAAGTATTCTGCGAAGTATTATCAATCGTTTCTCCCGCAGAAATGGAAGTGTCAGAGGTACTTCTTTTTGTAAAATACATCTTTTGTGCCCATTTTGTCACCGCTTCCAAAGTAACCGTTTCACCTACAAGCGGAAAAGCGTTGCTAACCTTCGTTGCTAATTTAACACGTCCAATACCACCAATTAGCTTATTTACATATTCCTGATTACTCATAACTTTCTTCTTTAATGTTCAACGTGTAATTGTTATCTTCTACGTACATACCTGTTTCCTCATTATATGTACATTGCAAAGATGCTGTGACTATTTGACCAAAGCGGATGAACGAGTGTCCATTATCTGAGGTAAACAGAGACTTGATGAAAAGATTTCTATTCTTGGAATTAACTCTTACAGTTATAATATCATCCGTAGGAACTATGTAAACAATAGAATTACTAAACGTTTCAAGGTCTGCCATATTAGTACCTTCATACCCTGTACTGGCATCTGTCGTTTCATCCCATTGTTCGCCAAATAGGTTATATGCACCCGGAGACACATTGTTAATAGATGCACGTAAGTAATCTATATCAAACTCCGGTGCGTATTCTTTATTTGATAGATAGGTATTTTTTAATGATTCCAGTAGTTTGTAGTCCGTACCTCCTTCGTCAATGTTCAGTATATTATCGGCATTACTCAATGTGGTTGAATCTGCCTCGTAACCCCGATTTTTATATTCTCCCAATTTTCTTGTTTCAAAAGAAAAGTCCAAATAATCACCTTCATTAATCTCAGCTTTTACCGGAGAAAAATTAATAAACCTTTCCGATGGGTTATTATTCCAAAATGCAGAAGCATAAATGTTATTACTTGAAAGATATTCTTTCACACCACCACTGTTGTTGAGGAAAGCAACATACGCTTTTCCTAATTTATTAATAAAGATATTATTGTAATTTGCCAGCTTCTCAAAATTACCTGATAAAAACTCCTGTGATGATGAGTACTCACCATTAAAGTAGACAGTGTTATTGTCAACATTGAGTTCTTTAATGCCTGAACAACCAAACATTCTTCTGACATAAGCGTACAGACCACCTGTAATATTGGAATGGAACAGATTACTTTTTATATTGAAGCGCTGCATATCTCCGGAAATACTGAAAGGCTGTCCTGCACAATTTTTAATTGTATTTCTAACCAAATCAAATTCACTGACTCCGCCGATAGAACATGCGTATTCAATCATGCCTGTGCCGTCAATAGTATTATCCGCCAATTTCAAATAAGCATTATTTCCAGAAATAGACAATACATTTGCGTGACCTAATCCACCAGCGTTTATGTAGTAATCTCCTTTAAGATAAGAACGGTTTATTTCTGCACTATCTATCCCATTCATATATACTACCACCGAAGAAGCTCTATCAAAATTACAGGAGTCTATTAGTGCATTAGAGACATTTTTTAATCTCAAACAATACCATGTGTGCCACTGTTTTCCGGAACTGTCCGTATAGTAGCCATTGAACTTACAGTTATGCAGAGCCACATTCTTAACCTTGCCCGTAGCGTCATTGCTACGTACCATAATAGCCGCTAACTCTTCAGGAGAAGCAGCACCGGAGAAATTGCAATAATTAAGCATGGAAATACCTTTGATAAACACATTGTCCACATTCTCAAAAAGCAATCCACCGAGCCACTTGCAATTGATGGTATATAGCCCGTTGCCGTTGATGGTTAAGGTATAAAGGCTGTCTTTATTCCAATCAGTTAAGGTAGATGTCCAGATTCCATAAGTTGAGTTCCGTTGTGACCCGCGTACCTCTGTAGCCTTCTTTACGCAGGAAATCATAATATCCTTTGTGAGTTTATCCGGATAATCCTCTTTTATTGCGGCAATACATTCTCCAAGTCCCGAATAATAAACGGATGGTTTGTCACTACGAATAAGAAAGTCCGTGTCGGTCTGAATTAGTTGTTCCTCCATCCACACATACATCGTATGGTCAGTATCCAAGTTTTCAAATATATATTCTGATACAGCCCCTTGACTAACAGCATCCACATTCAGTTTTGACACCTGATATCCATCTTTGGGGACAATCGTAATAGTTACCGTTCCTGTTTTAGTGGCTGTAATGTAGTAGCTGCTTTTATCATCAGATTCCACGACGTTTATAATATCTCCTGTAGCGGAAATCGTACATTGTCCAACATTAGCCGGATTTATGGAAATTCGTATAGAAATAGTCTCTAAAACACCTCCCTTAGCTTTGATAACTTGATTACTGTCATCCCAATAAACCGTATCATTATCAATATGCTTCCGTAATTTGTAGACAAATTCGTCCATCCATTCCGTCCACCCTTCATCCAGATAAGAGCGAGTATAGATACTATCATATTCATAACGTATCTGCCGGGTATCCCCGTCATTAGAAACCACGAGTATGCCCTTTATCTCTCCGCTACCCGCCTGTATAGCATACAGATAATACCCTGGCTTCGTTATATTATCAAATTCATCTTCAGGAATACTTCCTAAATCTATAAATTGAGCACTTGGTTCCATTGCAACCAATTGTTCAACTATTCCGACAAGGGTACGTCCAACCCTTTCAGCCGTATTTTTCCCCCAATTCGTTTCTTTACGAATTAGCGTTGACAACTCTTTTAATATTCGAAGTGTATCCATTAATCCCCTATATCAATAATTCGAACTCGTGAACCTCTAACAGGCTTAACCTTTACATCATCCCATGTCTTTAGGTATTCCAATGCACCAGATAAATAGCTCTCAGCTACGTTCATCAGATCATTATACCGATTTATCCGGTTTTTATCATCCATACGTGCAGCATATTCATCCTGAGGTTGTAGAAATCCTGCTCTTGAAAGCATAGAACCGTCATTCTTAGCCATTTTTGCGTAAACAAAATATGCCAAAGTGTGACGAATACCCTTAAAAACGTGTTTTTTCTGACCTTTATCGATATATTCACCTCCTTCTAATAGAAGTTTTTGCCTTTCGTCCAACTCTTCGCCTACGAGCTTTAAAAAGATGTCCGCTCCGATTCCCGGTATAATGAATAATTGCTCACATTCATCAATGAATACCTCAACCTCTGCACTATCCAAATGAATAGATGATACACGCGTGTATTCTTTCCAATTATCAGCTGTTAACAGATGTTCCATTTGAATCAATATATTTAAGTGGTCTTAGACTAAAATCGTGTGATATATTCACAGGTTCATGCCAATACTTGAACACCTGATCAAAGGCACGTTCTATGAACCTTTGCTCTGTGGTTACTTCACCAGCATAATATTCATAGGCATCCCGCATTACATCACCAGAAAAACCCAATTTACCCATGCGAATAGCATAGAATAACTCTTGATGAAATTGCGCATAAATCCGCTCTACAGTGCTTTCATCGGTTACCGTGAAATCTTTATCATAATTTTTAGTAGGGAAAGCAACAACTTTGGGTTCATCTTCATCCTCTTCCAGCTCAACCAAAAGAATTTTATTACCATTAGTATCTCCCTGAAACTTTCGCAAATCTTCAGGAGCAATCATCTTCTTCTCTATCACCTGCCCATCGACATCAACAGAAGGCGCTCCTTTCTTAGCAATAATCATGCACGATACGAGGAAGTTATTACGGACATTTCTATTCTTAACATTCGATAGTCCTTCATCCGTGCTCATTTCCGTAACAACTGGATCATAGATCGGAGTGTGGTATACGCTCGGTCCATCCAATGACACCCAAAGAACTTGCCCCTCATATTGATCTATTCCTCCTGCCGCTTCAACCTGTGATTGCACAACTTTCGGGTCCGGATTAAACACACATATTTTTTTCACAGTGTCTTTAGTCACTAATATGCTCTTTCCATTTCTGGTTTTCTTACCCTTCCAATCTGGATGTATTAGAATATGCCCTATATATCCATTCTCATCTTCTTCCTCCAATCTGCAATTCTCGAAAGGGATATGTTGCACCTCTACGATCTGGCAGAATACGTTATAATTCACATGAAGAGCAAAACCCTTAAACCTTGCAACATCTTCACTGAAATTATGTAGAATCGTATCGGATGTATCGCCTTTCTTATTCAAGACATATTCAGAGAAGTTTGTATCCTTGAACCCGAACCCCTCAATGAATTTCGCATACCTATTCAAACAGAGCCTCGCTGTTCCTGATGCAGATGTAATGGCGAGAAGATTCTGCGGATACAAATTATCCTCACCATACGTCTGCATTTTGAACTGTTGGGAATAACCAACACCTACACGGCTCTCTGGCTTTTTTGCTGTTTTTACGTTCATACATTACTCCTCTGATTTTTCATCATCACTTTCAACCTCATCCACTTTCTCCGAAGCTGCTTTCAAATACGATTCTAACAGCTTATTCGTGAGCTTCTTTTCACCCAATAAATAACCCTTGTAATCTTCTCTGATCTGCCTTTTGGTGATACCTTCTTTCAACTTTTCGGCGATTTCAGACACAAGTTCTTCATTCAAATCTTCGGGGATAGTCTTACCTATTCGTTCCTCCCAATTTTCTGGCTTTTGGGCAAACATCTGAATCTGTTTCGGAAACTTCTTTAAATAACTTTCTGCAGCTTCATCCGTCAGATTAGCATTGGTATATATCTTCCCACTTTCAAAATCTTGTAGGATCACTCCAGCCAACAAACTATATGCACATTTTTCTTTCATCTTCTTTTCTCGTTTTAAATAGTTACACACTTCTATCAAAGCATCTCGATAACAATCATTGCAATTCGTTCTTTTCAACTCTTTACGTAAGACCTCAACATAGAGCTTTGCAATGCTCTCTTTTTCCGATGTTGAAAACCCGGCATCAAACCGGGCTTTCAATTCATCGGCTAACTGTAAAGCCTCTTGATACGTCATGCTGCAACAGCTATTTTCAAGGTTTCAAGCTGTGTTGCTGTAGTTGAAGCATCCGTATTGAAATAGAACATTGCAGCCTTCGGAGAACCGGTTTCTTTCAGGGTGATTAACCAACCACCATCCGTATCTTCTGAATACTTATCATTTTCTCCAGTTTCTGCAGATAGCCCCTGATAATAGCCATAGACCTGATACTCAGATTTTCCATCGACTCCCTTATGTTTGTTTTTCAAGATTACAACAAAAGAACCATCTGCCAGCCCTTCAATCACATTCTCACAAACCTCCGGACCATTATCAAGAACAACAATAGGAAGTTCACTATCCCATTTATTCTTGTATGTACCTTTCGACAAAGAGGTTTTAGTACCAGTGAACGGAGTAGCGCCCGGGCATGCAACCGAATAACCTTTCATACCACTTTTCAAGACGAGTGTTTTAATCACATTCTTCGTATCACCGAATACGGTCTTAGCGAAATCAACATGCTTCCGGTTGATGATAATCCCATCTTCCTCAAAGCCTTTTGTTACGATATTATCGCAATCTACAATAATATCAGCCTTTAATAAGCTTTCACAAATTCCTGCCATAATTCAATTAATAAGCTGCGTGGAACATATCATCTTCAAGCAAGGAAGTCCCCATCTTACCCTGCGCATAGATGTAATTACGTCTCTCTTTTCTTTCAAACCATACATCGAGGTCTGAGATCAATGCATCCTGATCTGTACCAACCATGAACTGCTTGATGTTACCAAATACCATACGATAGGGAAGATTCAACTTTGTACCGCTGTTCTCATAGGCCCCAATGAATCTGTCCCAGATAGAAATACGGGCAATGTTCACTCCATCATACCTTGCAACGTCGAAACCGTCAAAAATGGTTTTCCATTCCATTTGCTCATGGTATGTCTTCTTTACATCCCAATGCAAAGCATCAGCCATGTACTTAGTCATCATAATCATAGATCCTGAATCAGCAGTGATACGGCTATCAGCATCCATCAACATAGTATCGACAATTCCAGTTGCAACGCCCTGGACTAACATAGCAGATTTCTGTTCAGAGAACGTTGTTTTAGCATTGGCGGCAATGGTTGTAATTTGCTTAGCATTAGCGGCACATTGAGCAAAGATTCTCTTAAACAAACCATCACAGGTTGTAAAGAGCTCTTTCTTTACATCATCCGTCAAGACACCTCCATCGGTGATATGCTTTGCATCTTTGTTACCGAACCAACCAAAACGCCAGATCATTCTCATCATCTGCTTTTCTAATGCCGGACGGATGATGTAGGTCATAAACTCTGTAGAGGTCAGATCACCGATCTCTGTGCCTGTCTTCAAAGTATACTCGGCAATCGTACCTTTCAATGCCTCGTAACAGATTTTGATAGGTATATTCCAATCACCCAACTCCCAGCGCTTCTGAGAATTCACAATGCCAACCTCCTGGTATACGGGATCACAACCTCCACCAGCAACACCGACATCATCCATATCTCCGATAAAAGCTACCGGATCACCATTCTTCACCTTTTTCAAGGTGGTGTACTTATTGAACTCCTCATCCTGATTGATGGTAAGAGGAATCAATTCTTTCAAATCTTGTACATCTTTCGGGTTCACCGAGATGTTCTCAAAAAAATTAGCCATAGGTCAAATTACTTTTTCTTGTTATACGTTCCTTCTTTTCTCTCACGAATCTCTCTCTCCATCGGAGTCTCTTCCGAACTTCCTTCTATTCCCTTACGAGCATTTGCACCGGATACAGTACGGGCTTTCACTTTGAATGTGCTGCAATTCTTTGCGAGCCATTTTTCACCTCCGACCATCTTTACAGCATTCAGAATTGCAAGATCTGAGGAGGTCTTAGCTTTTGCTTTTGCGCCTTCAAGCTCTTCCTTCAGCTCATCTATTTCTGTTTTTAACTCCTCAACCTCAGTCTCCAATTCTGTAATTCTTGTTTCTTCATCCGATCCACCTTCTTCACCATCACCACTGGAAGCCGGCTTAATTTCCGTTATCTTCCCATCAGCAACCACAATAATAGAACCATCCGGCATTACATGCTCACCATCAGGACTGGCCACATCTCCAACCTGTGGTTCACCTTCCTCTCTTTCAACCGTCAGCGTCCCGCCATCGGCTGTACTCAAATCCATACCCAAAGCTACGTCCTCAATTTTTGAGTAACCTAACTTTCCCAGAAGCTTATCTAATAAGTTCTGTTTCACTTCAACATTTCCTGTTTTAGCCATATTATTAAAATTATTGTTGTTAGAGCCCTTCTTAGCTGACGCTGGGGCTATTATCTCTGAAATGATACCTAATGCTTTAGCTCGATCTGTATCTATGAACTTATCTTCATTCATCAGACTTTGCATCTCATCCCGATTGCATTCGCATCTCTCCACATAGAGGTCGAGCATCTTATCTTGTTCTTTCTGCAATCCTTCCGCAGTCTTTCTTAAATCTTCTGCCGTCAATGAATCACCCAAAGCATAACTGGGAACCCACGGATTATGTACACAGATGTTTGCACTCTTATATGCCTTTCTCCGCTCTTTGGGTGCTGCCATCATTATGATAGTAGCCATTGATGCAACCTTTCCCTCGGCTATAGCTGAAATCTCTTTCCCTGATGCACGCAACTTGTCATAGATAGCCCAACCCTCAGAAACAGAACCACCATCACAGTGCAAACGAATATCCACTGTGTTGTCTTTCTCATCCATCCCAGAAAGAAACTCATCAATATCTTTAAAGCAAACTCCATCCATACCCATACACCACTTCAAGAACTGCTTATCTTCCTCTGTGGTAATTTCATTATAAATCTTTAGAACTGCCATATCTTAACCTTTTAGGACAAAGTTAGAGACAACCGAGAGCTCTAACGAATTTTTGTACATTATACGGCTATCATGGCGTGATAGCAAAAAAAGAGGGATATCCATCGGATACCCCTCTAAATCATCAATTAAACGAATCACAGCACTTTCACCGGCTTACTAAACTTTTCTATTATCCTGTATACTGTAGCCTGTCCAACCGAATATTCATCTACAAGGAAAGCTACAATATATGTCAGCTTATGACCTTCTTTCTTCATACGGAGATATTCATTGAACAACTTTATATACCGAACATCTGAAAGATTCACATTTGCATCATTCAGCACATTTATCGGCCCTTCATACACCTTTATCAAATCAAATACCGTCATACACTACCAAGATTTTCAAGATACTTAACTCTATTGGATACTGTGGTATATTCTTCCACAGACAAAACAGGAGAAGGAGCCATTGCCATACCCTTAGCTACGGCCTTAGCGAGCATATCTTCACCTAATGTCTGGTTATTGGATATAGTTGCATTTATAGGTATTCCTCCTCCCATCTGATTAAATGCTGATAACATAGGGGAGAACATCGAAGTAGCCGCTGCCGTCATAACACTTTCACCATTGGAAAGCATTGCCGGAATAGAATCGCTCGTTCCTGATCCAGGACCGACAACATCACCACCTTTTGCGAACTTTGCACTTTTTACGGTCTTGGTGGCCGTTGCAATATTAGCCAGAACCGTTGCAATAGTAGTTGCAATAGCCGCCATATTACCCGGGAACGGAACACTTTGCGCCTGGGCCACACCTGCAGCAATAGCCTTTCCTGTATTTACAGCAATCTCTCCTAAAGCAAGAACTTTTGATAGCTTGGCAAAAGTAGTATTCTTTTCACCCAACGTTTCAGTTAATGATCCTAATCCTCCAACTATGCTTTCTACTGCCTGATACTTCGTCTGTTCAATCTCTACCTCTTTATCGGTGAGTGATTGTTTAGAATCATTATATTCATTTTGAGCCTGTAATTTACGGAGATTGAATTCCTGAATACTTTCACCTTCAAGTTGCTGTATAGATTCCAATTCTACCCGTTTCTGTTCCATTTTCAACTGGAGAACTTGTACCTCATCATTTCCAGCGGCCGCAATCTTCGTCTCAAATTCCAATTTCAAAACTTTTTGCTGTTTCTGGATCACAGAATTGTCGTGTGATTCCATCAACTCATCATTGAGCAAATTATACTTCTGGCGAATGGCCAACTTAGTAGCTTCTCTTTCTTCAACTGATGCAATCTCAGAATTCGCTGCTGCAAGTTCTGCCTCTTCTTGTTTCATTAATTGCTGCAACTTCAACTGATACTCAGCCTCTGATCCCTTCTTTACAGTAGCCAGAAGAAGTGATATTCGTTTTGTTTCCTTCTCGATATTCTTCTGTACCTCTTCATCCGATAACTTCTGCAACTCATTGATCCTCTCTTGTTCCTTGGCTTTTATCGTTTGGTTGATTGCATCCTTTGCTTTCTGAGTGAGGTTCTTTTCTTCTTTGAGCTTCTTTTTCAAGTCCTCGATCTCTCTGTTATATGATAGGATGATTTGTCGCCTTTGCTTCTCTATGCCGTCTTTAATGAGGGATAACATGGCATCTTCTGCCTGCCGGATAGCTTCAATTTCTTTATCATCTTTTTCCTTCCGGATTTTTATTGCATCCTCAGCCGCTTTCTTTGCTGCATCCGTTTTTGTTTTTTCCTCGGTAACAATCTGATTATTTAATTCTGATCTTTGGGCATTCATTTCCCGAATCTTATTGTTATAATCAATATCGGCACGAATCACAGCAGCTTTTGCTTCGGCCAGCTTATTATTCATCTCTGCATCATTTTCTGCAAGTGACGCCTCCAGCTCCAGATTCTTCAGATTCAATTCTGCAAGTTGCTTCTTTTCATCCGCTTGTTCTCTTTCCAACTTGATAGCCTCCTCTAATGCGCCTTTTCTTTCCTTTGCTGAATACTTCTCCTTATCCGTTACCTTCGCCCTCAATTCGGATATCGCTTTCTCCCTCTCTGCGCTTTTCACTACTTCAGCACGTGTCTTTTGCTCATATTCAATCTGAGATTTCTGCAACTCAACTCTTTCCTGAATTTTCTGATTCTGTTCCTGGAACGCCTCACCCAGAATCGGAATACTCTCACACATTTTTCCGATCCATCCGAGCAGCTTTCCTCCAGTTTCTATAACAGTAAGTATGCCAGAAGCTAATCCCGTGATAAGGTTTGATATGAAATCCAAAGCCACCCCCAAAGGAGCCATTGCAACCCTCCAGCGATTCATATTATCCTCACTGCCTTTTATTCCCTTCACCAGAATAGATATACCTGTAGCGATCAAAGCCAGAAACGCAACAATAGGATTGGCCATCAGGGCGACAAACTGTTTCCCTAACATCTGAGCTCCTGTTTTTACCAAAACAAAACCATTACGAACACTACCAAGCTGTTTTACCATATTTACCGCTGTCATGGCCCACGGATTACCAGCAGTGACAAACCCCAATACTGAACTATTCAAATTGCCTGATTCTTCCTCTGCAAACTTCAAAGAAAGCTGTAGCTCATCCAGATGCTTTTTTGCCTTCTTCGTGGATTTCGCATGTTCACCTTCTGTCTTTACCAGCTTATTATATTCTTTATCCGCTTCTTGAATCTGCTTTTGCAAAGATATTAATGCATCTTTTACTGAATCTTCATAACGCCCTACATTACGATAAAATCTCTGAGTCTTTTGTTCGGCTTCATTCAGCTCATTAGTAACAGCATTAATATGATCTTGTAATTCTTTTCCCTTTGCACCTTCTCTTTCGGTTCGGCTCATCTCATCATAAGCCTTTGTTGAGTTAGACAGTTCGGCTCTCAATGATTTCAAAGAACCCTCATTTTCTTGCTGCGTTTTAAGATTGTTCCTTGCTTCCTTCTCTAATACTCGTATTCCGTCTTTAGCTTCTGCCATTTGAATCTTAATGTCTGCCATAGCAGCATTATATTCATTAAAGTTTTTCGTCCCATCAACAACCTCATTTTTCCACTTTTCTTGTTCTTTCTTTAATGCTTGAAGTTTATTCTGATATTCCAGAATCCCATTAATCGCATCCTGATACTTGACTTTGATACTCAATATTCTTTCATCTTCATTATTTGCCATACTATACCTCCAACTGCAACAATTTACATTCACACACTCCCGTATCCTCAGACTTTACCGAGATCAGGGCATAATACCTACCATATTGTCCCAGATAAACCGGAACCTTAACATCCAACTCTTTCAAATCAATATCACTGATACTAATTCTTTCGGTAATGATAACCGGATTACGGACCACCTTTTTATATGATTGATAATTTCGATCCAATAAGGTAGACCATCCCAAACCATTAAACGTTGCTTTTGACTTGCCATTATTATTCATTTCCAATAATATGCGGGGTTCAACTTTTCCCAATTTTCCAACTTCGTCATTATCTCCATATTCATAGAGTGGAATATATGCTTTATCAACTCTCATTTCAGTTGCTGCCAAAGGAAGAGTTACACTATCTTTGCTGACTTCAATAGTCTCATCATCCACATAGATATAACCGTCATAGCTTCCTGATACGGAATCATCTTCTTTCCATTTATACATATTCTTCTGAGCAAAACCATCAAGGGAGAATGAGATTGTTTTAGGCTTGTTTTCCGGATATGAAGCAATGACCTTCCTTGTCCAATTCAGAGCCTTTGACTTATTACTGATTACTTCATCCATTGATACGAACTGTATTGTAGCCTTATCTTTGACTACTGCGAATGTACCCGACATGGAAGCAAGAGCCTTCAGGAAATCAATTTGTTTTACGCTTGGTAAATTAGATATAATCGGGAAATAGCCATCACTCACACCATCTTCAAAAACTGAAGTTTCTTCTGTAAACGCCAATAATCCAACAACAAAAGTCGTAATTCCCCAATTATTCGTAAAGAATCCGGTATCGGCGAAAGAGAAGTAGATCACATCACCAGCAGATAATACTGTAGTATAATCATCATACTCAAAAGAAACAAACCAAGTTTGGCTACCTTTATTCTCCAAATCGATATAACTAACAGAGAAGACCTCTTCCGCAGCTCCATCTACAACTTTGTATGCAACAAACCTCGGATTGGGCATTGTAGAACCTGTAAAGTCAAAGAACATTCTCCCTCTAATATGAATCTTTGTATTATTCTTCAATATTTTCATTCCCTCATATTTGTTTTTATAAAGGCCAACTGTTTCCAAATAATCAGTTTTCTTGTAAGTTGATGCTAAAGCGCTCAAAACATAGCCATAATTATGATTTGGTCGTGTTCCATTGTCATACTCATAACTAATTCCAAACTGATTATTATCATCTTCTCCCTTTCCTTTCTTGGTCAACATCGGAACAAGGAGCTTGCTAATAAGATTATCTATGATATTTGCCGGAAATAAGAAATTGATACCGCTATCCCGGGATATCCTTTCCAATATCCAACTCGCCCGGACACATGGATGAATATAATTCTTTGTATCATAGTTCCTAATACCCATGTTCATATCAGATATGATAAAATTTGCTGAATCTTGATAATTACTGATCTCTCTTTTCCAGATAATATAATATTCAGGATAACTATCTTTCAAATCATTCAAGGTCTTATCGTCCTCGACAATACCAGACAGCAAACTAATATTACCCCATGTTAGAGCTATTTCAAAAGAATCTGATCCAGACATAAACACGGCCTTTCCATTCGGTATAATCTCAATCCCATTCCTGAAATACCTTGCCGAATGGAACTTTCTCGGATAATCCGTAATACATGCCGGCAAATCCGAATGCTTAATAATCCGTTGGTTCCTCACCGTCTTTGGTAACTTGATTGTATAGCTGTTATTACTCACAATCTTACTCAGATCAGTAAAGAGATTACTCTTATAGTTCAATGTGATCTTGGTACTATCATCCAGATCCACCAGTTCACCATCAATAAATAATAAATCGTTTCTCATAAGTTTTGTACTCTTGTTTCAGGTAAAATAATAGCGGCTATAAAATCTTGTAGATCAGCACGGGTTTTCGTGTATGTCCCAACAGACACATTAACACCCATCCATCGGTCTATCTCATCAGGGCCAAATCCCATATACATATCAATGACAGGAGACAATGCGAGCTGAAAAAGGAAATCATACGTATCACGATCCACAAGTGGAGCACATATATTCAAAGTATTACTTCCTGTCTTCCTCTGTTGTCTTCCACTTCCTCCATGATAGCCATTCACATAGTTATAATCTGTCATATTATTACGTATGAACTCTCCTTCATCTGATACTTGCTGACTTTCATCTCCTTTTCTGAAAAGCCAATAGCAATAAAATCCATGTCTATTTATCCAACGGAGATAAATCCCCTCTGTACAATCATCTAATATCAATTTTACCCTTGATGGAGCATTCAGAGCTTTATGGAAGGTATAATCAAACGTATAGTCGAATACACTTGAATCATCTTTTTTCCCAGGGACCTCAATAACTGCACTATTTGCCTTTGCTAATTCAAGTACAATGTTCCATACTTTCTGTTCTGATAACTCATAGGATGCTGTTTGTTTTCCGTTGACAATGACATTAGCGACATCCTCACCAGATGAATACATGCCAACCGTAAAAGGCAGATTACGGAAACATACTAATGTTCTTTCACCATTATACCTTTCGCCGATCCTCATTGCCCCCCAAATAACAAATGTCTCAAACTGGAAATTACCATCATCAGAACCATCCGAAGCATATAGAATCAATATAACCTTAAATAGCTTTCCTACTTTGCTATCTTTTGCACTGGCTTCTGAATAATCCACATCTTTAAAATCCACTGAATCAAAAGCTGATTGCATAAAGAACGAGGCATCAAAGAAACACCCAGAACTAAACATCTCTCTTTTTTCTGTGTGACTACTTCCTGTCTGTGTATCTATTACAGCCATCCCTATACTTGATCCTGTATATCCAGATACATTTATTACTACCGGATTGAAACAAAAAGATATTTCATCCGGATATTCTACGGTCGTACCGTTAATCACTTCCTTCCTCATTGATACTATTTATATTTATTGATTCTACATCTTTAGCGAATACTGTCATAATACGATCAAGTATGTTCTCAACCGTCCTCGGTATCTCATTTGAATAGATATCATCACGTCCTCCATTCCGGTACAAGCTTGTACCTTCCTTCCTGATACGATATGCAATAGCTCCGGCCAAACTCAGATCACCTCTTTCCTGTGGAGTATACTTCGGCTTCCATCTGGCGCTCGGCTCTCTGACATACGGAATAGGGGAGGCACTGATTCCCTTATCCTTCATCCATTTCAGTATCACAAAACGAAATCCACCTGGCACTGGACCGGGCTTTCTACCCGTCTCCAGAACTCCGAAATAAGCCCGACCGAGTAACACTCCACCAGCATCTGATATTTGCTTTCTAATGCTCTGCAATGTCCGTCCTGATGCTTTTTGCCCGGCTCGTATATGATTGGCTGTAACTCGCTGCATGAGCGAATCCAACTCATCACCGATTATCTCTAACTGTTTCTCCTTACTCATACGCAATTATAAGCCGACTCCTTTAACGACAATGGAACCCCTATACCAGATAATATATCAGACATCTTTTCTGTGATTACATCATAGGGAATATCGCCCTCGACAGCTTCAAAGTATCCTGATTTATTCACTTCTGAAATAAACTTCTTCGCCATCTCCTTCATAGATGAATAGATTACCTCATTCTCATCACCATCCGCATCTTTAGGCACTTTATCCATGAACACAATATAGCAATTAGGTTTATCCTTCACACGCCCATGGTTGAACGTGAACACACCAGAAATAGGCATAACGCAAATAATTGCAGGCAATGACACCTTAGATAATTTGCGATCAATTGCTTTCCAATCATCGAACACATACGACACCCCGGAGAACTTCTTTTCTACGATCTCCTTCAATTTACTTTCTACCGTTTTCGCTTTCATACACTTTTCTCAATCTTAGTTCATATTTAGCCTTCTCTGAATCAATCTGCAAACACTTATATACTCTCATCCAGGGAACAGACATCACCTCTTCATGATCTTTTATTCCCATACGCTGAGCATAATAGTCCACTGTCCCGAATATACCGAATCTCAGGCTTTCAATACCTGCCTTTCTCTCTTTATCGGTGGTCTTCCTATTCGTTGATGCAAATAGTTTGTTTATTCTTTCCATCTCTCTGGCTGCCCATGCTGCGAACCTGACCACCTCCGTCGCACTGGACTGCATCACTTCATCGGTGCTCATTCCCAGAATCACCCGTAAAGGAACTATGAACATACTATTCACCTCCTGAATGCCTTGGAGTTCTACCACCTGACCGAAAGTTAGATCATTCAGATCATTCGGTACTATCTTATCACTTACATATCCGGGCTTGCTCAATTGTTCAAATTGAAACGGCTGTTCAAAATACCCATGATATAGGAGCTTAAACCACTCCTCAAAACTCATCATCTTTCTTTTTGTCAATACCTCACTCATAGTATACTCTCATTTTATGATATAAAACTGACATTATGTAAACTCAATCAACTTCCATATAGGTAGCTTTCGCTCCACTTGAAACCCTACGAGCACTCAAGGTCTTTAGACTTACATAGCGGATAGCATCGATTCCATGATTCCAAACCTCGATTGGAACATTCAGCATAACCCCATTCTTATCAACCTTCCATTTATATCTTTTCATCTCTTGGATAATTCCTGTACTTCTTCGGGTAACATTGATCTTATACCTCTGTAGAATCTGGATGCCATTCTTTATGCTGTCTGGTCCTTTAGATGAAGGTCGTACATTAAATCCAAAACTATTTATCTCTGAAATACTCTTCGGTTCGGCACAATCTGCTATCACCACATCTCGCCGCATTATTCCGTTGGTCTTCATTACTCGCGCAATCATCGGGTTATCATATCCCGCCTCAAACAATAGCTCATCAACCCATAGCTCACCATGAGCAAGCCTCATATTCTCTAATGCTGTAGGGTCATTGGTATAACCAAAGTCTAACCCATACCAATTACCCTTACACTCCAATACCTCCGGCATTCGATCTACGATCCGGAATTCAGGGAAGATCAAACCTTTCAACTTTCCAGTCTTTCCACGGGCATATACTTTCCAAAGCTCATAATCCTCGATCTTCTCTATCTTCTCATGCTCTTCTTTAGAAAGGAAAGGGTTACAACGGTGATCAGATATGATCAGCTTCACATTCTTTCTCCCTATCACATTGTCATGAACCCAGAATCGAGCAGACGGGTTATAATCCAGAAAAACCTTTCGGCGAGTACGCATATCAAGCTGCCAATAGATACCGTATGCAATACCATCACACTCGTTTATGAATAATACATCACGCTTACCGGACTTCGCATCCTGTTCATCCTTGAATGAAGTAAATTCCAATACAGAACCATTGATACACCGAATCACCCTTTCGCTCTCATTGATATACGGGAACCAAACCTGTAGAATAGGAGACTGGTTTAGGATAGTCTTTGCATCACGATATGCACCCTTCTTCAAGTTGGGTATGTCCTGACCTACAATCGTAACCACAAGGTCAGGCTCATTCATTGCCATCTCAAAAAGAAGCTGCATGATAGAATACGTCTTGCCTGAGGATGTTCCTCCCTGATTGACTACCGTACGTTCTTCGGTTTCTTTATTCGCCATGAAAAGGTCGGACACCTCAAACAATTCATTTTCGCTCATCATTTACTTCATCTTCTGAACTCGCAAACTTTGCTCCTGACTTCACATAATTCACAGTCACGTTTGTGGCCACCTTTGAATCAACCTCATCCTTTGGCTTCTCTCCAGTGATATCACGGATAGCGTTGAATGCCTGGACATCTCCGGCTGCAGCTTTCTTGAATACACCGATAACTGCTGCCATCTTATTAGTCATGTCCTCCTCTGAGACACCCATCTCTTCCATCAGCTTCTTTGCCTTATCAGAATATACCGGTAACTCACCGAATATCTCACATAGCTCCCTCAACTTCTTTTTCTTCTTCTTGGCCTCTACTGATGCAAGCCCTCCCTTCCTTCCAGCCTCCACCGCTTGATCTCGGCTTACTTTACCTTTTTCAAATGGCTTTAAATTTCCGTTTCCTTTCTCTTTCTTCATGTCTTCATCCTCCAACCTTATCATTTATCACATAATGAATAGAAATCATCCTGAGCCCCTTAAATCCCTTTGATCGGTATATGGATAATAGGGTTGTAATCCTCCAACTTCTTTTTCTTTGAACGACCTTTATTCGTTGTATCCATCTTTACAATATCAGAACCCCACTTTTGGCGTAGAGCTTCTATCTGTTGTTTCTCCCGCTCCCTGTTTCGGTATGATGCGCATCCTCCTTCATTCACAGACTGCTTGCATACATAATGGTAAGCGTTCAATCTCAATATGACTCTCTCCAGATTTAATTGCTGGAGCGTCATATCATAATCTTCCTTCAATGGAAGGGCTTCATCGTAGAAACACCTGTTCCCTTTCATGAAACACTGGAAAGGACCCAATACAGGGGAGACGGTAGAGAATGGGGATGCATGACGGTATGCCATTGGATCAGTGTTTATATTCACTCCCCAGAACTTTGCCCCGATATCCTCTGCAATGATTGAATACTTTTCTATGAACATCAGGAAATCATCTGTCTCTATCTTCTCTTTTATGTATCCAAATTGGCTTCCTTCTTGCTTAACATATCTCTCCAGACGGTAGAGATCATCATCAACAATACAAACCACATCATAACCGGCTGCCATCTCCTGACGTAAGATGTAATTCCTTACCCTCGCAACATTTCCCTGAATACCTTTCGGACATGAGATGATCTCTGCATCCGGATAATGCTCTCTATACTCATCCTCTTCTCCTTCATCTACCCAAACTTTACAGAATGGGAGATAAGCCAACGTAAGAACTTCATTCGCTCTTTTATAACTGGGTGCATTAACTGATATCTTCATCTCTTTCTTCCTTTTCTCCATACTTTAATTCAAATATTCTCGTCACTGTAGCACAAATGATCGCTACTACCGGTATCGCACATATAAGCACTATTGCTATTCCTCCAGATTCTATCATGTTGTCCCTTTCTCTTTATGATTAAGAATCTCATTGATTGCATTAGGCCCATTCAATACCCGGCCGACTGAATATTTTTCTCTTCCTTTTGGGATGCTACCATCTGAACGGGTAGAAAGACACTTCACGGACTTTAAACCAAACAAGGTTTTTGCCTGTAACCAATCTACCTCGTTATCGAAATACAATACCAGATAATTATGCTCTTCATTCAATACTTCTGTGAATGGTATATCTCCTGTCTCTTATACACATCTCCGAGCCCACGAGACTGCAGCTAA